CCTAATTTTGTTATTAAGTAGATTATGCTACTACTCTTCTTCTTGGAATTGAATATTCCATTTCAGGTCTGCCTACTGCGCCTGAATTAATTGCTGAAGCTTTAACGTTAAAGCCAGCTTCTTTTAGCTCAAGTAACCTTGCCGCTGGTGAAGCAATATCTAATTCACTTCTTAGATCGTCCATTGTGAACGTACTTCCTGTACCCCAGAAATTAGCTAGGATTCTTTGATTTTGTGTACCTTCTGAAAAGAAAGTAGCACCTTTTGCTTTTGATCTTGCCATTTTAGTTTCTCCCTTGTTTTTATTAAATTAATTTAATAATTAAATTAGTTATTACTATATAATAAAATGCGAAATATGTCAAGCAATTATTTTTGCTAGGATTGCCATCATTATACCAACACCTGTTGCACTAGAAATAAGTGCTACCCAAAATCCACTTGGATAAAACCAAATGAACAAAGGAAAGAAAATTAAACTTAATAACACAAAATATACTGTTTGATAACTAAATGTTTTTAAAGTTTGAAAATCTACTCCACTATAATGCATGATTACCAATGTAATAAAACTTACCAATGGTATTCCCATTATAAAGGCACCGGCTGTTGGATTTTTTTGTGCTATTGTACTTACTATACCAATTAGCAACCCACCTACAATAGATTTTATAAGTATATCTATCATTAGTAACTCGCATATACTACAAATACAATACAAGCAATAAAACCTACAACCAAAACATGATTGCCAAGATTTAACCAACTAGTACCTACTGTACTTTTGTTTTTTGGATCTATAAATTTATTTTCCATTATGTAATACTTAAAATTTTAACACGATTTACCATAGTTTCTTTGGCTCCGGTATATTTAGATAGTTCATGCTTATTAACTGTGGCACGAATCTTAATAGTTTTGTTAGCAATAATATCACTAATATCTGGCTGGTCTCTCCACCAAAACTTAACAATATCTTTTTCTGCATAACAACTAGAAATCATATATACATTACTAGTTTGTATAAACTTTACATCTAATACTTGTACATCAATATCAAAACGTTTACCTTTTGTACCAAAATATTGACTACTGTGTTTAAGGCTAGACATACGATCAGCTACTTCTTCACGTTTTTTGTCAATACCAACACTATGTGGTAAACTTGCAATAATACTTATTGAGAATTTATTAACGTCAGCTTCTGATAATGCTTTTACAACATTAGTCTCAAAATTATTTAGAGTATTAGTCATTTTTTTAAGCATTAGCTTACCATTAATACTATTGATAAGATTACTAGCTTCTTCTACAGTTTGTTCTGAAAATTTTAGATTTTTTGACGATAACAATGAATTAATCATTGTTTTATTATCGTCAATGTTTATTGGATTTTCTGGATCTTTATTATCAGTATAGCCGTGGCCACTTTTAATAAAGCCTTGTGATTTGTACACTTCGATTGAAGCACACATTACATCTAATGTAGTAACATTTTTAAATACGTTTTGCTTTGGCATAGTTTGCTCCTTGTTTGGTATTGTCCGCCCATTTGGTTTTTACAATCTATACTGCTAGTATACGGCTTTAAAAAATTTTTGTCAACCAATAATATGGCATTATAACGAAATATCTTCTAAACCAGCCGCTCTTAGCTTAACTATGTTGTTTATTTGAAAGCCTTTAGCTTCTAAAGCCTTAATAATCCCTATGTATCGATTACGTACTAAACTAAAATCATTGATTAAATACTGTAAATCAACCACTTCTTGTTCTCCATCTACATACTTTTCTGCATCTCTACTACTTAATGCTTTATTATAGTTTTCCAAGTATTTTCTAAATGTTTTAGCACGTAGTTTTCTCATTTCAGTATTGAGAAACTCTAGTATTGCTTCTACTTCCTGTAACTGATTAAATCTATGCTCCACAATACCAGGCATTTCTCTACTATGCTTTTCGAGATTGCCTTTCATTCCACATTCAAAACGAGCTTGATCAATTTCTTTCTCAAAATGAGAAATAGTACCAACTATCTCGCCTAAATTTGCAGTTACTTTACGATACCATACACTCATAGTTAATAGCCGTTATCGTCATCATCATTATAGCTATCTTCACTATAATCATCAAAAGGTTCTTCGTCGTCATCGTTGTTTTCTAAAAAATTATCCATAGCATCTGCAAGATAATCACAATGATCAGCTATCTCTTTGGCCGCTGGTTTTACTTCCATGCCATAATCAGCTAGGTGATAAACAAACTTATTAGCGAATTCAGGTTTATCTTTTTCACTCATAAATTCTTTAGCTTCATCATACAGATTAAACAATAATTCAAAATCTCCATCTGTTATATTCATTCTTACTCCTCGGTTACTTCAGGTGCTTCTATTTCTGGAAGGGCGTCTTGCACATCTTGCGGTTGCTTTTCCCATTCGTTCATTACTAGAGCTAGATGTTCTGCTTCATTACTTGCCCAGGCTTTACGAAACTTTGTTAATACTTCACCAGTAACAGGACTAGTATATTCTAATCTGTTTCCAGTCTTTTTGAGGGCACCTTTACCTTCAAAGAAGTCTACCAAACCACTGTAAGGACTCATTCCTGTTTCATAAGGAATTTCTACTTGTACACTTTCAAATGGTTTACTATATCTTGTTTTCATTACTTTACAGGCCGCTCTAATACCATGTACTTCACTGGTCTTATTACCGTCTGCATCAACTTTTAATTTAAGTTTTCGCATTGCAATAACAATACTACTTGCATATATAAAGCCTTGTCCACCAGATATTTTATCATCTGGATCAAACATATCTTGTGAAGCATACGTATGATTAGTACATACCATACCCACATTATATTGTCCAAACATATTAACTGTGTTTCTAACTAGTGATGTTAGTGCTTTAGGCTTACGACCCATATCACCTTTCATATCACCTTTTTGAAACTGATCAACATCTGTTGGTGTTAGTAACATACCCAAACTGTCTACTACAAATAACACCTTAGGACGATCTTCTTCATTTGCTTCAGCATATTCTGCTTTATAATCTCTCATAAAGTCACTTACTGTTTTAGCAACATCATCAATCATACTCATGTTTAGTTTTAGTAGTTTTTCTGGATTTGTATCCACATCCAAGGCGTGTAGCCATTTCTCATCTAGTGCGTTCTCACTATCAATAAGAATAACAAATATGCCTTGATCTTGTGCATTTTTTACAATATTGCCGGCGGCAATAAATGATTTACCAGCACCTGATTCTCCTGCAAGTACTGTAACTTTACCTAGTGGTACACCTTTATGAAAGTCATCACTGATAAGTTTGTTTAATGTGTAATTTCCTGTAGATATCCAAGTGTCAGGATCATTAAAGCCTACTGAAAGACCTGGAACTGACTTTGTAATACTTTTACGGAACTTACTTACGTCAAATGGTTTTGCCATATGTTTTTTCTCCTGTTAAGAGAGTGTAGCCGAAGCTACACTCTAGATTTAATTACTGCTTTCTATTTCTAATAGCCGCTAAAATGTCTTGAGCACTTGGTGCATCACCTGCTGGAGCCGCAGTAGCAGTTGCCATTTCTGGTTGCTTGTTTACTGGTGCTGGAGCTGGTTGTGGTGCTGGCGCCGGAGCAACGGGTGCTACTGGTGCCGGTTGAGGTGCTGGTTGCGGTGTACTAGCAGTAGTTTCAATTACCTTAGCTTCTGGCTTAGGTGAACTACCACTTGGTGCATCTACACCATATGGACGGTAATAAGAACCAAAACGTTCTGGATCATATAGTTGTCCATCAACACTCGCTTCAAACATTTCAAAAATTGCATTTAGCGATTCTGCATCTGGCTTCTTAGGAAGGAAGTCATTTAGATTAAACAAACCATGTTTTGCAATAGCATCACGTTCTGCTTGATCTAGACCACGTTCTCTACGAGCCCAATTAGATGTTGAATAATCAGCATACTGACCTTTGGTAGATTTCTTAACTGTGAAATCAGTACCTGCTTCAAAATCAGTTGGGATCTCCTGAAATTCAGGATCCATCAATGCTGAGCTGATAATTTTATAAATCTGAGGTGAAATAACAAATCGTCTGATTGGATTTTCTGGAAGACTGTCTTCCTGCATATCACTTGCAGTTACAAAACCTTGGAAAATGTACGAACGTTTTTTCCAATACTTACGACCCATGTCTTCCATAGTCGTATCTTTAAACCAAGGACGGATTTCTGCATGAACTGGGCATTGTTCTCCCCACATTTCCACACATGGAACCTGTACTGTTACTGGTTTAGTTTCGTCTTGACCCTTTACACCAGGAAAACTCAAACGAATCATTTGTCTTTCTTTCCAAAAGAAAGTATTGTTCTCGTCTGCGTCTGGTAAGAATCTAAGTGTTGCTGATGTGCCCTCTGGTATGTTCCAGTGAGCGAAGATGGCGTTATCTGACGCCATGTTAGAGCTTGTGCTCTTCTTGTCTTGTGCTTGTAATTTAGCACGGATATCTGCTAAAGATGCCATAATGTATCTCCTTTATTAGCCTATAATAGTAAGTTAACTCAGTGTTAACTTTTTGGTGTAATCTATTAGATTACGTTTGCCTTTGTTAGCCTGTACAGTATACAGTTTATAGTACTTACTGTCAAGTACTTTTTACGCAACTTTTCTACGTAAACTTTTTACCGATGATTCTACAATACTTTCTGCTGGTACTGCTTCTGTAGACGGTGCTTTATAATGCTTGTCTAAGAATATAGCCATCTTGTTTACCAATAATATTTGTTTTTGTGATAAACGATGTAATTCACTACCAACTAATTGTAAATAGTTAAATGCTTCATCATTCTTACTGTTTATAGCAAGGTATGATAGTAAGCTACTTAATTTTGCTTGAGCACCCATTCCACCTGAATATTTAACAGGATCTTCGTTATTTGGATGATCCGGATCTGCTGGATCAATATTAAGTTTAAAATCAACCTTATCTTTAATCATTCCGTATAACTTCATAATTGCGTCATTTACCATATCATCCATAGAATCTGCTTCCTTTACTATACGAGCTACTGTTTCAAGAACTGCATTCATATCTGCATTCTTAAACGTATTGTACATGAATTTATCCGCAATGTCAACCGGTTTATCTGAATTTTCAACGATTGGAGTTTTAGCTTCAAAATTACTGTAACCTCTTGATGTTTGTAAACTTTCTACAGTATGTTTTAAACCTTTTAATTTGTTCTTACAAGTTTCTACAATTTTTTCGTTAGTTTCGTTAACTAATTTATTTGAACGAACGTGTTTAACAAATGTATTTACTTGAGATATTTCTTCACAAAGTTGTAAAATTGATTCACCAATTGCATCATACGGTGTACCACCATGACTTACATGGTTGGCCATAGCTTTTGCACCATTTAAATATTTGTATGGGAATTTAAATCTTTCACCTGTTGAATTTTCAATAAACAAGCCTTTGATGTTACGTGATCTACTACCACGTACTTCTTCATCTATTGCTTTATTGTGTCTGATAACTAATCTTGTTGATTCTGGAAACATAACATAACTTGATTTTAATGTACCTGTTGCTTTTCTGTATGCTTCGTTTACTGTTTCAGTAAAATCATTCATTCCATAAAAGTCTGTGTCTTTAGCAATAGGCGGTGCTTTGTAAATATCTGGTTCAGCTTGTATAGCTTCTCTAGCTGATTGTACATCAGATTTACCACCTTCAATGTATAATGTTCCATTATTAAAGAAACCATCTAATCCTGCATCTTTAATAGTACTTAAACAATTTTTTTCATAGCCTTCAGCTACAAAGTCTTTTGGAACTATGTTTTTGTCAAATTTTCTTACGTTATATTCTGCCATGGCGTTATGTCCTGCTTTCTTTATACTATCAAGCATATCTTTGTTTTTATCAAAACTAAAGTCTGCACCTGCTTGAACTACAATTTCTGTATCTTCATTTTCAATTCTTTTTGTTACTAAAAAGTCATCTTCGTATGCATAAAATCTAGATGCTGATTCAGGATCTAGTGTCTTAGCACCTGTTACATCAAAAAGTTTTAATTTAATATTAGCACCTTTTAGTATGTTAAAAATTTCTGTTGATAATTCCATTGTTTAGTTATCCTTTAATGTATTTATCATTTTAAGCATTATAGTAGGCTAAACGGCATTGGCTCCATACCGTCATCGTCATCAAACTCGTCATTAAGGTATTCAAATGCACTTTCTTCATATTTTGATACTTCCATACTCATACGTACTATTAATGCTAGTGCCATTACTAGATCATCGTTTTCTCCGTCTTTTGCAGAATAACTATTTCCTCTGGCAATAAATGTTTTTAATTCTCTTAATAGAGGTTTACTTGCTATCTCTAATTTTTCAGTCTCAATCCAATGTTTTAATTTAGCACAGGCTGATATTTTTGATTTATGAGTTGTTGTAAAACCTCTTCTATATCTTCTTGCATTTCCATGTTGTCTTGTTTCAGTTAAAAATGTACCAGGAAAGTTTTCTTCTCCTTGTTCTTCTACTGTAACCAATGCCGCTTCACCAAGTGTATTATTTTCCATACTATAATATATTTCGCAATCGCCATTTGTTTCACTTTCAATATATTGTGCAATTTCTTTTAAAATTTTAATCTGTCCTTGTACAGTAGTTCTATTATGCATCCACTCTGCCATTTGTTTCATTCCAGGCATACTGTATACTTGAATAGCACTATTGTCTCCACCTGTTCCTAAACTTGGATCTAATCCTATCATATAAAG